GCAACGGATGCCCTACAATATCCCGCACTGTCTGCATTCGGTTTAAGTGCTCTTGGCTTACACTGCGCTTATCGCAATGGGGATGGCCGCAAGTGCAGAGTAGTTTTACGTCTAACTCAGGATTGAAGTTCTTTGTTGAGATCATGACCACAGCATCATGCCGTCAAAATCTAAGTCTATCTTGGCATTTTGTATCGATGCGTCGTTGTTGAATATGTCTATTCTTAGTGTGCCAGCTGACTCAGAGAATGGGATTGCACCGAGGATGATAGAACCAGTAGAAATATAATAACCTCGGGTCGCAGTGAACGTAGGCGTGTTGTCTTTCGTTATCGTACTGGTTCCAATAAAGTGATCAGATGCAAGGCTGTCCCTGACAACATTTGATATGACATCGACATCCGTTCTATCCGGTGCGGTAAACAAGTCGATACTTGTAGTAGTAGATGCAGCCAAGTCGCCCGTCAACTCTACTGCCCATTGCAAACCTAACAAAGCAAAGTCGTCAAAAGGGCTATATGCCAGGTTGGTGCAGTCTACACCCAAGTTTTTACCAACAACACCACGCATGGCCGACATATCGTACATATACTTGCATTTCTTAACTGTATTACCTGACACGTTTAATGCAGAGGAGCTATTAGTCCATATTCCAGCATCGCAAAGTGATATGTGATTACCTTGCACAATGGGGTTATCGTAGGGGTTGGAAACCCTTATTCCGCTCGAACAACTCGTCACAACGTTCCCGCTCACCACTACATTCTCCGGCTCACCGTCCACATTGTTCACCAGCCATATGCCCACCACATCAAGGTTGGGTGTAGAGTATGTAGAGGGATCATCAGTGTCAGTCCTGCTATACGGCCCCTCAATAACATTGCCTGTTATTGAGTAGTTTCGTGTCAATGGGTATACCCATATCCCGCCACCCGACGCACAGTGAATGGTATTGTCTGCCACTACAAGGTTCTCACCAAGATTCTCTAAATGGATTGCAGCATCCCCGTCACCTACATCCATATTAATGAACGAATTCCCAGTGATGGTAAGGTACGCCATGCTATCACCCCCAACATGCTGGCCAAGATCATCAAAGGTATTCCCAGTAACAGTTATGTGCCTCCAAGGCATATCCGCCCCTGAGTCAGAGAATTGGCTGTTGAAAGTTATCCCCCCTGTGCAGCCTTTGAAGCTGTTACCCGATATATTCCAGCCCGCTGCGATGTTGCCCGACGAACCGAAAAAGTTGCCTGAGAATAGAATTATATTAAGACCGTGAAATTCGTTGCCCCTAAGTTCAACATTATCTGCGTTTGCGGCATCTGAGAGCTTGATTCCGTGTGGCCAATACTGAGTCGTTAGTGATCTTTCACCGGTGATTTCACAGTTAATTAGCTTGAATCCCGCCGAGTTCTGCCCCAAGCCTACTGCCACTGTTGATCCGTTATCTGCATTTATATCTATAGTCATATCAGCGATAGTAACGTTGTTGCTAGACACCGAAACACCTGTGCCAAGTTTAGTGGCCGCGTAGTTTATCTTCAAGGTTGTAATCCCCTTACCATCCCCGTAGAGCCTCACAGGATTGCTTAAACTCAGGCCGTTTGTGTCTGTCGTTAGGTCTAAAAGATAGTCGCCAGCGGGCAGATAAACGCTTCCTGTATTTGCTGTAATAGCCAACTGTATAGCCGTCTTATCATTTGTCACGCCGTCGCCAACAGCACCAAAGTCTTTGACACTCACAGATTCTTGTAACTTTGCCTCGACTGTTGTTTCTGTAGCAGCGGGGTCTGCTTTGTATGTTATTAGCGAAGAGTCTGATTCAGTTAATGTTAACGCGCCATTTATTAATGCTGTCCCTCCAGCGTTCCATATTAATGCCTTGCCACTTACAGGCTCAGGCAGCTCTGTGTCGGTTCCTTGGGCTGATGATGGAAATTTAATAGCCCTCGCCGCTTGAGTTAAAGCCTTCCGTGCTACTCTTAGATTCTTGTCATAAGACGTTTCATGTAGACGGCTGTAGAAAGCCCCTTGATCCCCATAAGGCGTGAGCTGGGAAACATCCACATCGTCTTCAATAGCTAAAGAATCACCTGTAGGCGGAGCAGTAGTAAGCGTAATACTTCCACCCGTGTTATCACCAACACCAACCACAGTGTAATCCGACCCCAGCACTAGAACTGTCTCTACTCCATCAGAGTCAGCTTGGGTGACCAACAGGTCTATCTCGTCAGTTATCTTGAATTCATAATCAAATGCAGTCGCAATGCCGTTGCCTGAATGCCGGGTAATACTTGTCTCACCTGATGGGATCGTCATTAATTTCTCCGATTCTTCTGCCACTCTGGGCCGAACATTGTTTGTTTAATAGTGGTGGGTAAGTCTTCGTCATCTTCTATGGATCGCTTTAAGCCAAAGATAATTCTATTCGCTTGAGCTGCTGGTAGTCCTGTTAATAATCCTACAAACCATAAGCCGCTTCTAAACAACGCTTCGTCTGCTTCTCCCTGGTTGGCCTGGAATCCAAAATCAATCGTCTTCCCGATCAGCGCCGTACCTTGTGGCCCAGCATAATCAAACCCCATAAAAGCGCCTGAAAACTGTGCTGATATAGGATTCATACCGGCTAAAAACGCCAACTGCTCTTTAGCAACTCTTGAGATAAAGTCTTCATCATCTTCATCGCCTGCAATAAAGTCGTTCAGTATTGCCGTCAGCACCGCTGGCATTGTCAACAGCACAAACGTATTGACCGCGAAATCAAATATATTCTGCTCACCAGCCTTTGTTTGCTGGTAGTTCTCAGCCTGTAGATTATACGTTGTTATCATGTAGGTGAGGAAGTTAGTGAACAGTTTTCGGTATGGCCCACCCTGCATAGCTTCTGCTGTGTCGATTATATTGCCGCCACCTTGAGCGTCACGAACCACTTGTTCCGCTAATTCGATAGCCTTGCTTTTATCCAAACCTTTGTCGATAAAATGATCTCTCGCCGCCATATATAAAGGCGCGTCAACCGTATAGAACTGCGCCTTCATAATGGGAATCATTCCGGCCTCCTTCGCATTATCAGCCCAGCCGTTATTTTTTATCTTATTCTTAATACGGCCAATAGCTACCGACTGGACCACCTCTCTATTTTTCATGTAAAGAGATTCTTCACGAATCGCGCGGGAGGATTGCGCAGGGCTAGCCATGTACTTCGCGTACCCATTAGCTAAATCCATGCCGCCAATACCCGCTAGCCGCGCTTTAACAATGGAGTTAGTAATACCAAAAGGCTGCAATACTGTGGTTCTCAACGACATGCCAAGCATCGCTAGCGTTGCATTGTTGCGAACCACTAATGCTATTTGATCTTGAATATCTTTAACAGGCTCAGAGCCATCTTTGATATTGCGTATCATGCTAGTGAGCTGCTTATAAACGTGCTCACCATAACTATCAGTGATAGCCTGCTTCACACCGTTATTCGCCAAGACTCGACCAGCGTCATACAAGGCTCGACCGTGAGTAGTCTTGTGGATAACATCAGCTACATGGCCAAAGATAACATTGGTTAGATCAGTTTGAAGAGGGCGAACCACTCGTGCCGCACGGGCTTGAGTGCTGCCTAGTTTTTGTTTTGAACCAATCGAACGAGTCAGTGGCTCCTCAAGGCTGGTCAGGCTTTGCTGTTCAGCGATAGAGGATTTTGCTGTATCGTATTTAATAGGGAAGTAACCACCAGGCATTGGCCCGAACTTTGTTTCAAACGGCTCTGCCTCTACTGCATCAGGTGTAAACCCGTACAAGTCTTTATGTAAATCAAACGCGGGCTTTTTATAGGTCTCAAGGTAGGCCCATATATCTTTTGCGAAGAGCGTGTCCTTCTCCGTTAGATAAGTGTCCATCAGATGTTTAGCTTCTGCCTCGGTAATCTTTAAGCCATCAACTACGCGCTGCTTATTACCTGAATTACCCCAGTTTAAAAGGATAGACAGAATATCGTTGTGCGTTGACTCTATCCCTGTTTGCTCATCGTAGATAATAGTATTAAACGAGCTTAGCTCTTTGCCTGAATACCGCTTAAATATCTCGTGCAGCTGCTTATTAGCATCATTAATCTGCTCAGTCTCAAGTGCTGCCGCAGCCTGTAATGGTGCGCCGATTAGATTCCAGCCAACGCCGTCATTCTCATAACCGTCCAGCATCTTAATTAAAGCTGTTGGTGTACGCGATATATCCATGAACTCGCGCACCGACTTGCCGCGTTCTTCTGCTTTTGACTTGGCAGACCCGATGCGCCTTTTCTTAGGCCCACCATCATTCTTTTTATACTTAATTGCGCTCTTATCAATGCTGCTAATAAAACTCGATACCCATTCTCCCAGCTCGCGCTTATCCTTCTGAGTTAGTAAGCGGTTTTTCAGAAGACTCATGTGGTCAATCATCTTAATCGCATCAACAACACCCTGTAATTCAACAGGTGTTAAGGTACGATAGTTGATAATCTGTGATTCTTTGAGCATGGCGTCTGAGATATTAGCCATACCGCCCTGCACATCCTCGCGGTCTTCCTGATCGGCAATCTCTTTAGAATCTTCAGAAAGAATCTCATGACTTCTAACCGGGCTGCCTTCTCCGCCTTCCGATAAAGTCTTGACTATCCAATCAGCCATTGACTGACGTGACTCAATTTTCTTGTTCGATACCGTCCTGAATTCAAACTGAGACATAATACTGGTTAGCTGGCCGTAATAATGATCTCCAGACTTCCGCAATCTCGCTAGCTTGTTGCCTTTAAACGACCGAACATAAGACACGTTTTTATCGGCCTTCTCTTTTGCCTTTGTAGATTCCCGGTATAGGTAGAACTGGCGCAACGCTTTATGCTGTTCTAGCGCAGCCTTCTTGAAATTGCCCTCAGCAGCAGCCCGTAGCGCAGCCTCACGCGCTTTAATCTCGTTTCGCTTATGAGCGTCTGGGCGCAGCTTGCGAAGCTCAGTCTCGCTCACAGTCTGCTCAGCCGCAGCCTTAAAATACTGTCGTGGTGTTTGGGCCTTTCCAGCTCGCTTGTTCAAGAATCGTAATTGACTAATAAATAGGTCGGCCCGCTTATCGTTATGGACAACATTCTCTGCTTCTTCTGCTATTGTCCCATCAGTGCGAAGATCGCCCTTCTCCTGCCGCAACTGTTCTTCAGCATGGGCTTTGATGTATTTCTTTCGCGCCGTGGCCCCCAATGATCCGATTAGTTCACGAACCATTTTATCGCCAGAGCTAAAGTTAAACGCAGGGGCTAGCATTTCAGGATGAACACCGCCTTTCTGCGCTAGCCTCTCACCTCTGAGCCGCTTGGCAACAGATGATCCGTACATTTCTTTTATGTGCTGGTAGTCTAGCTTCTGGTCACCACTGGATAAATGCTTCCTTAGTTTATATACATCCATGCCATCCATTTCTTCCGTGATGGTTTCGATGTTTTCCTCAACACCTTTCTTCCACTGCTTTGTGTTCTCGCGCTGCATCTCCTTCATAACCATCGCGGTCATAGCTCGACGATCTTCATCGTCAGCGTCATCGAGCATCTTCTGATAGATAGGAGCCTCAGTTGGCGATATGCCTAATTGCTCTACAGTCAGCGGCCCGTAGGACATTTGCTCTTGCGCGTTGTTAATTGCTTCCTCACTAGCAAACAATCGACTTAATACACCGCGAACCTCGTCGCTTAATTCAACGCCTTCCAGCTTATTACTTGCGAAGATATTGCTTAGCTTCTTGTAAGTTACCGCCAGCCATGATGAAAAACGATTAAACACCGGCTGCAATTCAGGAACAGGGGCTTTACCCTCATACAGAAATTGTTCGTAACCATTGGCAAACGCTTCTTCTTTGTCTCGCTGGGTCTTCAAACCCTGAGATGCCCACCATCCCTCAATAATCTGTAGATCAGACGCTATTGATTCATCCATTGTGGATAAGTCGCGCATCACATCAAGGAAGTAGTGTGCCGACTCGTGCATAAATGTGGATAAGTCTGCATTCTCGGTCAGTGTAATGCGCTTTCTTTTGGGATCGTAATAACCTCGCGGCCTTTGCTTCTCCATCGCCATCGAAGCAGGGGCTTGTATCTCATTGCCACCGACGATAACGATAGCGTGTTCGCTGGGAGCGTCAGCCGTTTTAGCTATAGGTGTGTTTCGTCGTTCCTCTGCTGTCAGGTCTTTGCGAGCCTCAGTGTTACGGGCTTCAATCTCTCCAGCCAATGCCTTGTATACATGGTACGGGCTTTTAAATTGACTCTCTCGATGGACTGTTTCAGCTCTTTTCCCTCTTCGCTTTATTTCCTCTAACGGCTCCAACTTCTTGCGCATCTTGCTTGATTCTCGGACAAGCGCGTCAACCATGCCTTTTGTAGATCGAGTATCATCTTTGAATTTCTGCAATGAATCGGGATCAATTTTGGACTCAAACAGCCCGGCGGCCTCCATTGCCATATCAGCAATAAATGCACTACGCTTTCTAAGTTTGTGTCGTTTTGGTATTTCGTAGAACTTATAGGACAGGTTGTTTGCAGTTACATCACCTTTGAACTCAGGCTCGTATATCCACTGCATATTATTACGGATATGCTTAAACACCCCCGATGGTGACGCGCTGTGAGCGTACTTCCTTAATCGCTGGGCCGAGTCATACATCATTGCATCACGGGCCATCTCAGAGGCTTTTTTAGCCCCCTTGATCTTCCATCCGTTGATGGACTCCCATGTCTTTTGCTGATCTTTTGTGCCGAGCTGTAAAGTATTTAGCGCAGCTTTAACGGATGCAATGAATTCTTGATTTGAATTACCACCAGAGGCGAAGCCTTCTTCTAGCTGGATAGCGTGTTGCAGCTCGTGGAGAAGTATTGTCCGAACCTCGCCAACAGGGTTATCTTCACCTATGGCGATACGGCCTTCATGTCGATAGAACGTGGCTCCCGTACCCTCTCGCGGAGTAACCTCTATATCCTGAAGATGCGGATAAGCAAGGAATAAAACAGGATGGCGCATAACATCAGCAACATTAACCCGCTCGGTTGTGCCTTCCATTCCAAGTAATTCTTTTGATATGCCGCCTAAAGCCGATCCAGTGACCTCTTCGTAAATATCACCCCATGTTCCCTCGGAGACTTTGAACGGTGCTTTGATCGTTGCGCCATCATCGGATATTTCATAGCGCCACATAGCGTCAACGCCGCGATGCCAGCCTGTCTCTCGCCTGATTGTTTCCATGCTCATCTTAGCGCCGTGCATTTCCTTTGCTCGCCGCAGATTGCCTAGATCACTGAGGCCTGATTTCTCGCCAGCGAACTGCTCAAGAATATCCATCTTCACATCATCTGACACAGCTTCGCCGTTGATGTTTTTGATAGTGACTATATTTTCTGCGCCGGGGAATATGACGTAGTTTCGAGTGCCATCACCTTCTTGGCGAGAGCCTTGATCTAGGTATTTAATACCGGGGATGCCTAGCTCTTTGAACTCAAAGCTCGCATCTTCAGCATTTTGATGCTTGCGAACCCTGCTGTAATAAAACTCCCCCGCCGTACTGAAATCTTCATTAAAGGAAGCCAATGAAAACTGCTGTTCTAGCGCAGCTATTACGCCTTCCGATTGCTCGCTTAAAGGCTTATCCCAGTCAAGCATCAACTCCACAGCAGAGTCGTCAAGATCGTACTCGTAGAGAAAGCTCTCTTGATCCTTGTACAGTGCTTCTATTTCGTCGATTGCCTCGCTTGCCGCTTCTCTGAAGTCTTCGTCGTAATCATCTTCATCACGATACCGCTCACGCAATTCAGTAGGTGTTTCGTGCTGCATCGCATTTTCATAGACTTCCATGTGAGTGTACATTTCGCTATTGCTATAGCGGTCGTAAGCCTCTAATAGCTTTTCTTCGTAATCAAAATCACGCGGGGAATAGGATTTCGCCGTGTTAATATTCTCAGCAACGTAGTGCCCATAACCATAAACCTGAGCGCCCTCACCCGTACCGATGAAGCCAGCGTCTAACACGCCACTATGGCGTGTTGGCGATCCTTGGAATACCGGCTGCTCTAAGCGATTCACAGTGCCGCCTTGAGCCTCGATATTCGAGGCTAGGCTATCTATCTGTTGGTCGATAAAATCAAGTACAGAGGCCACAGCGTCCGCCTCAGCCACGCCCGACTCAACCATGCTTTCAATGGCAGACTTATCCCGGTCGCTTAACGCATCACCGAACTTTTCAAAGCATTTTGATAGAGCCATTACACACCGTTATGTTTTAAAGACGTACTCTTGTGAGCTAAGACAGTTGTGCTGTTGTGGGCAAGGCTGGTGCTGTTATGTTTTAAGCTGGTATCGTTGTGCTTCATGGTAAACCCTTCTGATTAGTGCACGTGTTTAGCAGTAACGCCGATCATGGTTCCGTTTGTATCTTTAACGACTTCAAAGTGTACGTCTTGTGGCTTGGTTTTGTGCTCCATAATCAGCCTGGCTAGCTCCACAGTATCGACATTGCCGTCCTTTACCGCAGCAGCCACGACTTTCGCCTGCCTGTCCATCGCTTCAACCTGCATTTTAACAGTTTCACACTGGAACTCAGCTATTTTTGCCAGCCCAGCGACGATAGACTCAACGCCATCGACCACAACAGGCACAACGTCTTTCTTTAACTTAGCGCCGCCAGCCTTCATTTCTAAAAGCTCGGCCATGCTTATCGTTCGCTTATCCACCGATACAATTCCTTATCTGTTCAACAGCGTCACGGCGCTGCATCATTGCTTCAAATTTGGCCTGCGCGCTTTCGGTCGCCTCTACTGTCTCGCCTGTTTCCTCGATTGTCACTTCTTCTACGACCTGTATGTCGCTGAAATCTTGCTCTGAGGCTACAGGTAGTGGCTTAATGGCATCGCCTATCGCTTGTGTCAGCGCATCAGGGTCAGCAACCTCTCCCAAAGCCGTCAGTATTTCCTCGTTCGTCATGGTATCAATATCAATACCAGCTTGGTCGATGGCATCACCAAGAGTGTTAAGGTTGGACTGTAAGCTTTGCAGATCTGTATTCTCATTACCCATTGCGTAGACTGGATCGCCACGCAGTTCTGCTGCCACAGCATCTACCACGGCCTGCTCAGTCCTTTCGGTGATGTAGCCCGCTTCCATCAGGTACTCAGCAGCACCGTCGAGCGTATCGCCGCCTTCTGTAATCACTCGCTTGAATCGACCATCTTTACCTTCATCAACATCTAACGCAGATAGCTCACCACCAATATCAGTAATACCACCTTGCGACATAATGTAAGGGATGATCGACTCGCCAAATATATCGGCGTTTTGCGGCACGTCACCATCACGCATCATATTGATTAACGTGTCAGCCTCAGTGACCGCCTTCATGCGCTTTTGTAATCGCGGGTCAACCTCACGACCAATAGAGGGGAATTGCCGCTTGAGTAAATCCATAGGGGTTAAGCCTTGGGCTTTAATGCCCGGCCTATCTGCCCATGTTTTAAAATGCGCTTCCCATACAATTGCATTGGTCTCAGCCGTAGACCGATCTGTACTTATCGCTAATTGCTGGCCAAGAATCTCGTTATATACTTCTGTATTCTCGACTCTATCCTCATGGCTTTGCTTGGTTAGCTCGGCAATGTTGGCTTGAATATCTGCGCTCTCTAGCTCTCCCTGAGTTAGCGCATCAGAATTCATCGTTATATGGGCTGCTAATCCAGCCTGCAAGTCTGTACCCACAATGTCGGTAGCGTAGACCTCGATAGGTATTTCTATCCTGCGGCCTTCTTCAATGGCAGACTCTATCTGATCTTTTATATCCTGAGCGGCTTTAAAGTCATCGCCTACCAGGATGTTCTCGCCTTGATACATACCTTGGAAGTAAACGTTTGCGCCTTCCGCATCAAGATAGATGGTATCAGTGACACCTTCCTCGCTCATCTTCGCAATCAGTTCGCGGAATTTCTCAGGATTACTTTCGCGCAAGGCTGATTGTTCAAGGTATTGGTTTAATTCTTCTAGCTTTTTCTGTCCGGCTTCTGATCGGTTAATCAATGCGCCAGCACCAGAGGCGATACCTATTTGCGTACCACCGGCAACCAGTGTTGATACAAAAGTGACTGCCTGCCTTCTCGATTGAACCTCTGCCTTCTCGCGCAAGCCAACTGCGTTTTCTAGCTCCTCATCAAGCCCGTGCGCGTAAGCATTTAGACTTTGAGTGAACGTGGCTATCTGCTCTCCTGTTAGCTCGCCAATAGCGAACTTTGAAATAGCAGACTTCCACCCAGGCCCCAATGCTTTAACCATTTGACTAGCGGGTATTAGCTCAGTAAGAACCTCGATGCTAGCATTAGTGCCTGCGTAAAGAGATGCTTGGCCATGCTCTAGCCCTTCTGATCGAGCCTCGCCATAAGCGCCAAATCCTTCAAACGAACCCATACCAGCAAGCATGGGAACTGGCGACCTTGATAACAATGTGGCCGCAAATAACGGAGCTTGCACCGAAAGAGAATGAATGCCACCCCTAATACCTTCTTGCAGGATGCTTAAATCTTCCGGGGTCAACTCTGCTATCTTTTCTTTGCCAGCTTTGATCTCACTGAACAGCGATGCTTGCGCGGCTTCTTTCGCATCAGCCAAATCGCCATCATTATCAATGCCAAACTCAGCAGCCAAACTACGACTTAACATTTGCTGCTCAAGCATTGATATGCCAGGAGGGAATACACTTGCCGGTATCAGATTATCAACACGATCAGACGTGGAGTCAGTAGCGCCAACTCTCACGCCTCGACCAGCTTGCTTGAATGACTCACTAATCGATCCGCCAAGACCTTTGAAAATACCCTCAATGTAGCTCAGGTTCTCAATATCCTTATGTGCCAACCGTGCAAAGTCAACATCCTGAAAGGCTGCCCTGGTTGTAGGCGATGCGCTTTTTATCCGATCAGCCAAATCTACCGCTTCAATGTCGTCAGTCTTGCGGCGAACAGTATCTAGCTGATAGCCGTGCTTCTTCGACAGGTCGTTAAACCGGGCTTCCTGCTCTGGGTTTGAGTTTATCGTTTGGCGAGCAACACTATCATCATTAAATAACGCCTTGTCTGCTTTCTCAGGACTAAACGTCAGCGCGTCAATTTGTTGATGCCCAACAGCCCCCAGCTCCTCATCAGCTTTCAGTGGGTTAAAAGCCATTACCGAGTCCCAGCCTTATACGCTTCTTTGAGCGTTTTCGCATTGATAGTGCCGCCTCGCGACTCCAAGTAATCCCACACGCCGGGGATTTCCGCCGCAGGTATATCCAACTCATCGGATAGCTCAATAATGTTTTCGGTCGTAAGAACCTCGTAAGCTGGGCCTTTTTCAAGACTGTCATATATCCAGCCCTTAGCAACCAGAAGATCAAATGTCGCCGTGACTCCTTTAACAAGGTCTTGTTGCTCTAGCTCATTCGGCTGACGGTCTTTCTCGTCAACAAATTGAGACACCGCCTTGTCATACGCCGCATAATAATTATCGACGCGCTTCTTATTGTCTTCATCAAAGTCTTCGTTTACATCAATACCAAACCCTGCCAACTGAGTGCGAATAAGATCATTGGCCGACCTTGTTACGCTTGGCTCCTGCATTGAATTGCGGCTTTTCATCACCATGGCAAAACTTGTGTAGTCCATGTGACCTTTCAGCGTATCAACATCGACCTTTAGCTGCTCATCAACAGACAGATTGTAGTAATTACTCGCCAGCCATGCGCTATCGTTGTGCTGAATAACGCCAGTGCTTCTTGCGATATGCTCATTACCGATTAAATCCCACTTGCCGTGAGACTTTAGATAATCCTCATCTTCTTGACTAATGCCGTCAATACCTTCGCCGCCCCACACTTGCTCAATAGAGCGCATAACAACGTCATTGGTCTTAACCCTTGATCTCTCGCGGGTTTCTCCCACACGAGCGTTGAAGCGCCTGACTAGCGCGTCTTCTTCCTTGCCTTCGTAATTCTCGCGGATGTATCGCTTTCCCGCCTTCTCATCCATGCCGAACTGAAGAAAGTGCTTCTCTGTAAGCGCCTGGTGGCGAGCTGTTTCCTGTTCATTGTCTATTTTCAGCTTCAGTTCGCTTGCCATGCTTTCGATAATCTCACCATCGTTCTTATCAAGGTACTGACCTGCTTTATCAAACTCTTTACGCAGCATCATGTTTTCAACTGCGCTTCCGTGCATTGAGGACAGGTGCTTCTCGACTTCAACCTCAGTTTTTTCAGGCGGCCAGCCTTCTCGCTTTGCTAGATTGGCAAACGATGCTTTAATTTGATTGCTGTAAATAGCACTCTCATCAGGATTAGCAGCGCCATCCATCTGCGCTGCTTCAACCAAAGCCCTGTCTTGATCGCCAAGCCACTGAGTGCGCTCACCCATAGAGTGACGCGCCATACCATCGCTATCTCTTTGCAGGTATTGCTCGACAGACTCCTTGAATAGCCGAGACTGCCTATTCGACAAGCCCTTACTTAATTCCTTTGAGTTATCACGAAGCTCTTTCTCAATCTCACCGCGACTATCATAAGCAACACGACCTTTCCTTGTGTAATAAGCATCCTCATCTGAGAATAATCTATTCCTTGAGAAGTTACGCTGGCTCGTCATGCGCTCTTTAACTACAGCGGCATCGTCCTCGTCCTGAGCCTGCTCCATCACCCCAGCAACATCGCTTAAACCAGAAGCTAAAGCGGTGAAGTCTGCTCCACGACTATCTAAGTTCTGCAATGGAGTACGCAATGCCCGGCTTTGTACTTCCGGTGTTTCGTAGGTTTGTACTTTAGGCATAATTATTTACCCGTAATATTTCTTCCACTGCCCGCCAACCTGTGAGCCTGTGGATAATAAAGTGCTGCCGGCGGCAAACTTGCCCTTTTGCCTTGCTAGCTTGCCCTCAGCGCGACTATTGACAGCCGCGACCTTGTGACCATAAGCCTCGGTCTCTGCATTTGACCGCAATGTCATCGCATCAAGCTCACCCATTTGTGCAGTATCGCCGATAATATCCAAAGCAGAGCCAGAAATATCACGACCACTAGCGCCAAAGGCTGCCCGTTGATCTGATTTCATTTGTGCAACTCGCATGCGATGGCGCTGCTCTTCCTGCTGGCCGCGCTGCACGGCATTTTCAGCCATTCTGTTTTGCACAATAGCGTTGTTCTTGCCGACCTGTTCCTGGTATTTACCTTGCTGATATTGCCCATAAGCTGAAAACAGCCCGGATGCAGCAGTGACCGCCATAATTGCCGGGGGATTACACATTATCAATCACCTTATCCATAACTCGCCTCATCTCAAAAGGATGGAATAACTCGCCATTAATACCAGTAGGCTCAGAAGGCATTATCTCAAATCCCAGCCACTTCAACCATCTAATAGAAGCCTTGTTTCTAGCATCAACTCTATTTTGTAATACGGGGTAATAAGAAAGCATCTCATCGACTACTGGAGCGCAGCCGGATATAAACCACTTTCTAATTTGCCTGATCTGATCTGTGCCCAATAACCACGGAGAGCCTTTCCCGCTTAATGCGGATATAGGCGCAACCCCAAACATAAGGCAGGGAATGCCATCTATCATCACCGTCTTGCACATAGTCGATACCTGCAAGCCTCTACTCAATGCCTCCAAAGGATCAGAACCGCTAGCCTTCAACTCTTCTTTGTCACCATCACGCATCATCATCGCAATATATCGCACATGAGTAGCGTTAGAATCAACGATATTAGCCACTAATATCAATCTCAGGGATTATCGCAAGGATAGTCGCAGGTAGTGGATAGCTTTGGCGGACGTATATTTGCCCGTAATCACTCCAGCCAGGGGATACTTCAATTAATTTCTGAGCTGTAATTGGTGATATGTTGTTGTAGTTCATTGCTACAGTTCTGTCTTTAATGGCGTACAAGCTGTTAGCATCAGCACCAACGCTTAATCCTCTAGATTCTAGCGTCCTGATGCCCACTCTAGCGATTTGCTTCCTCCTGCTTTGCAATACGTCCTTCGGATGAGATGCTTCCAGTGTTTGAATATCGCAGTTGTATGGCATCCCAATATGAACCTCTGACCCTTCTACAGGTAAAGTCACATCGCCGTCAGCAGAGACAACCAAACCCTCAGCGACATTACCATCGACCAGCGCCACCACTGTCTCACCTGCTAAATGGCGAAGGTTGCTTATACTCGTCGTGGAATACTGCACCGTACCACCGCTAACATACGTCGTATAGCCTGTTGAATCTACATCATCGCCGTTAAAATTTTTCAGAGTTATATCATCACCAGACACGGCGCCGACCTTAAACTGGCGATCATTCAACTCAGCCATGCCAGCAATAGATCGAATCCAGAAAACCTCGCCTACTACCAACGCATGACTTGTCGCAGTTATCACGCAAGCAGCAGCCTTAGTAGCCGCTGTGACGATATAGGAAACCCCGCTATAACTAAGTCCGCTATCTACATGGAATGCGTCCCGGATGTCGGTAAACAAGCCCTCGTGAAGCCTCTCGACGTATCTCTTGTCTGTGCCGTTAATCGTCCGTTTTACTACAACATAAACAATATCCTCATTGCCTTCTGATATAGAGCAAATAGACTCAAACGCACCATCGGTAACGTGCTTCGCCCATGCGTAAACATTGTGCTCACGAAGATAGGTTAGCGACAATAGAACGCCGTCATCACGAACAGCCCAGACAATCGAGTTAGGTTCCTGCGCGTAACACCATTCGCATATTTCAAAGCCTTCAAATAAATGCCTTGCCAATACACTCAGGTCATCACCGACATAACGGTCATCTTCAAAGGTGTATTTTAAATCACGAATACGACTACCTTTCTCCTGAATATATAACGCAGTCTCTCCCACTACCAAGGGAGGAACATCGGAGCAACCTCTAAAACCTTGCGACCTAAAATTGGTGTTCTCAGGGGTTAGTATTCCGTCTTGATCCGCCGTGACCTTCCATTCGCCACCCGATGTGAAGATAAGCAGCTCATCAAGTGAAATTAGATGCCTGATCTCATTCACTTGCCTTGCTGAAATGGTCGCCTCTATCGAATCATCTGATCGAGTAGGCCGGGACTTGTCCATGTTGTCAAAGTCACCCGTGCGCGATGCCCACAGTGTTTGCAAATTAGTGGTCGTTGATCCAAACCACAACCGTTGTTGGTGATACGTCACACAGCCTGGTCGATTATCAGCAGTGCCGAAGGGGTTGTTTGCCAGCGGAGGCGTGACAGACATGTCAGGGCCAAAGTTATAATCTTTAAACACCGGAGAAGCTGGATCCGCAGCCTCGCCAATCCATCCAAATATCCCAGAAGTAACGCTATATTCTTTATATACGTTATAAAACGCGGCCCCAGTAGCTTTCGACCATGTAATCTCATTGCCGTATGTAGTGCTTAAAGCATTAATGACAGCAGATGCGACAATAGCTGACGCGACCGACTCATCGCCCGTATCATCAACAGATGTGACCACATATCGATATTGCTTGTCTGGTGATCCAGAAGCCGTGCCGGTTTGAGTTACGGCAAGACCTGTTGGCGGTGACAAGTTAGATGCGAAGGTGACCGTCGATAGCGTCCATGCGGAATGACCTGTTCGTGATAGCTCCTGTATGGCGTTATCCCGGTGTGTAATTGTCATCACATCAGCAGACTGAGTAAACTTCAAAAGAGCAAGGTCAGCCTCAACGAAAGGCGTGACTAAAGTATAGATGCGCCCCGACGTTCCACCTGATGTATATGCCGCGTAACCCGTGCCATCTTCACCATCTAAAGTGTAAGCATTAGCACCAGTGACAGTAATTCGAAAGAACCTGTTATTAATCTCCGTCATCCCAGCAATGTCAGAAATATAAACATCATCGCCAGTAGTGTAGCCGTGGGCTGTAGACGTTATTGCTATAGGGTTGGCCTGTGTCGCGGCAGTGATAACTTTGTCTGCTTCCAGAACCATCGCGCCATTACGGACAACTCTCATAGCTAGATTAGAGAATAGTAAGGCGTATGCCTGTTCGGTATTAAACTGGAAAGGTATTAGCCGGTTGACTTCTGTATCGTCGATAACTTCATTGACGTACTCAAAACCGGATCGAGTAGTAATGCCGCCTTGAGAAAGTACAAACCAGTTCTCACAGTGAGCTAGACCTGTTTGATACTTCTGAAGATCGGCATGAGAATGGAGTGAAGGAGATAATTCGCCGCCAGATAATGCAGTCTGAATAACGCGGGGCATTAGTACCTCCTATACGCTAAATCGCCGTAGAAGTAATCACGGTCAACAGCCCCATGACGCGCTTGAATTGACCGAGGCAATCGCTGTCGCCCATCCTCTGCTTCATTCTCTGAATGCACGATAGCTTCCTGCATTACTCGATTGAACGCCGCCTGAGCTTGATCCCGATACTTCGACCCACTATCGCCACCAAGGACAATAGCGAGATCAATTGCTAACAACCATGCAAGCGCTTGAATAAATATAGGATCGAAGAGACTCACATCCGTAGCTGATGCCGTATAACTTACATAAGACTCTTCGTAATCAGTAAGAATCCTGCGCGACCCATCATCACCCATAGCCACTTCAAAAGGGATAGGCTCATAATCGATGCGAGGCGTAGCGATACCCGTACCTGTAACGATATTCTTTCCAGACTCGGGAGGGATAATGTAGTGCAAGCGCAAGCAATCGTTTGGGTAGTCGAACATATACAGCCATTCATCCGGCGTTTCGGACTTCAGGCTTAATGCTCGCGTAACCTTAGCGAATCGCCATGAGTACATGGTTAACAGGTGTTCGCGTGTTGTGTCGTACAGCGCAGAGCATTCAACCGAAGAGGGAGACCCCTCAGTTAGATCGCTGATCTTTGCCGCTCTAACTCGACCAAGCGCCAGATTACATATCGCTACCGAAGTGGAAGCCATTAGATCACATCGGCATTAGCTTGGTTTTCTGTATTCTTCGATGCGCGTTTTACAGGCTTTTTAGATTTAGCCTCAACCGCTCGCATAGCTTCCTGCTCATCAATCAATATCAAATCCTCGGGCAAAGGGTCGATAGCCTTGCTGGTAGTGATAGTGCTGTGCTTTCCACCAGGCTCACAAAACACACCATCATAAAACCGTGGCTTTGTTACTGTATATCTAGGCATAAAAACTCCAGATAAAAAGGCGGGTTTTACCCCGCCTGATCATTAACGGTTAGATTGATGGCCCATAGTGATGCCAGCAGTTGCCGTGCCAGCCGTGGTAGTGGCTGTACCGATAACATACTTGATTCGCACATACTGCTCTGTACCGTAAGGCACATGCTGCGGAAGCAAATAAGTACCAGCGACAAGCGCCGCCAAGGCAAAGGTAGAACTCACCACTAAATCAATCGGGCTGGTAAAAACCTCATCAGTGGCCGTCTGTAGTGATACCGTCATTGTCGCAGCGCCGCCAGATGTAACGGTCTCCGTCAACTGACACAACAGCTCAACCGCATAGCCTTTACCGAGATCGTGTTGAATGCCGTTAGGCGCATCAACAGAAGTGGTATAGCCGGGGTCGCCAGCCAGATTAAGAATGTCGGAGTAGTAAGTACCTGCCGTTTGAGACAGATCTTGGTCGTCGGACATTAACGTTAAAATATCAAGAATCATAATAATTCTCCAGTTGTTAAGCTACTACAGCTTCAGTGTTAATAAGGGCATCGCATTCTCGCAACGGCATACCGCGATACGACATAACTTCTCGGCCTTCGACTTCACGAGTAGTGATTCGATTCGCGCCGGGAGTAGTTGTGCCGCCTGATGTTGCAGAAGTGGGCGTGGTTTGCGCATCCAATGCTTCCAATACGTCGGAGTTTGCATAGATACAGGCTTTACCACCGCCAATCTGACGTTGCTTCAATGCCCAGTAACCTTGACGGAGCAAGGCGAACATATCAGTTGTGCCAGCATTCATCGCACTTACATCGACGTTAGCGATACGGACAACATAGCGCCAGTCACGAACAGACAAACCGCAGTCCCAGTTAAACTTCTCACGGTGAACGTCATACAACGAGCCATCAGAAACTTCTTTAGTCGTCTTGCCTTTGTCTTCACGACCCAAGCCAGCCTTAGTGCCTTTAGGGTAGATGCCGTGAACAGTTCGCTCACTCCATACGACCATCCAGATCGAAGTGTTATCAGAGCCAGCGCCACCAGCGTTGATAATCTGCCCGCCATTCTCAGCGCTCAAGTCATTAAAGCGTGGAGCTAATCCGTGGAATTGCTCAGGATCAGCATTAGTGTTGCCATAAAAGACAGCAGTTGCCATTTGACGGTTCATTCCCTCAAGGAACGCACGAGCTTCGTTAAGACGGAACCGAGCTGGGTTACCAGACAGATCAATCAACTTAGAATCAACCTCGGACCATGCTTCCAGCATACCGCAAGTATCTTCTACCTGTGTATTGGTTGCCTTGGAAGGCTGAACGCCTTGGTACAGTCGTCGCCATGTAGCGGAAGGAATACCAGACCGGATGGTGGTCAGGTGCTTCGTGCCGTTGTTAGCCTCATAAAAAGGCATATCCATGAGGATCTGGTTCGTGTCGTTAAGGATTTCGACAATATCAGTAACGACATTGCCTTGCCCATCCATTTGCTTAGATAAATCAGCAAGGGTTGGGTAGTTATTGCTAAGAGTGGCCATTGTGGCCTCCTATTCAGTTAGTAGACAGATTAATTTACAGCAGTTTCATTCGGGTACATTCGATTCTCTATAACCGATTCATCTGATGCGATACCGCTTGAGCCTGGTTGATCTTCGGCAAGTGCTCGGCCAACAGCTAAAGCAAACTTGAACATTGCAGGGTTATTACCCATGCCGGTACTCTCCATCAACTCACTCAATTCTGGAGACCCCAGCACTTTTATAGCGTTTGCTGCTATACCTGTATTTTCCTTGAACGCATCACCACCAACCTCACTATCGTTTTTCAACTCAGAGGCCCAATCATCAAGCTGCTTTGTGAAGGCCGTTTGTTGCGCCTCCGCATGGCTTTGCACCTGCTTGGCATAAGCATCGGTAATAGAATTAGCTTGCTCTTGAGAGAGATTAAGCTCTTTGAACATAGGGCTAATGGCATCAGCCATACCTTTGTCCATCTCCATACCTTCCGGCATAGCAAACTCATACTCTTCTGGAGCTACCGCTTCTGTAGTTTCACCTTCGGCTTTACCCTCAGACTCAACACCTTCTGCCTCGCTAGTTACTTCGCCAGTTACAGCTTGTTCGCCTTGTGCACCATCCGTAAGAAGAGTGCCTTCAGCTCCCGTTTCCTGAGTTTCAGTCGTGGTATCGATGTTAGTCTGTCCACCTGTTTCGTCAGTCATTGGAATTCCTTTATTCTATTGGTTCATTAAATTTTGGTTTAAGCAGTTCAAACGCTAAATCCTGATTGACCGCTGCCATATCCGACCAAATCTCCCTTGCAAAATCTTGCTTGCCACTCAGCCAATAACTTTGACTATTCCCTGTAAATGTAGAGCGGAACATACCTCCCTTTGAAACTATATCGGACATTACTCGCTGGAAAGAGGGGAGTTTTAACAGCTCAGCACGATCATTGTGCAGTTGTTGCTGCTTATCTCTCTCTCGACGCAGCGTAGCTTCGCGCTCTGCAATCTGATCATTAGTTTCATTGCGAGCCATTAAGCTGCCCCACTAATAGCATTCAATGCACTATCTTCGTTAGCCACATCGGTTTCACTCAATGTTTTAGCGCCTTGTACCGCCTGATCAGCCATAGCGGCCATCTGAGCCATTTGCGCCTGCTGCTGCTCTTGATCGTAAGACTCTGCCGCCTCATCGTCTGAGCGTATCAGCTTAGGTGATGCACCCTTAGCTTTGGCGTAGTCATCAACTGCTTGCATAGCGTCAACCTTGTGTCGCGCTTCTGGCCATACCGCAGCCAGGTTGCCAGCAAACGCCATAGTCGCCTCGGTTGACTGTGTTGAAATAGCCCTCTGCGCTTGAGCAAGTACGCTAATGTATTCAATCTCAAGGTTAGCGCCTTCCAACTCAGGAGGAGGGGGTGGCAATATCCCCGCTCTTTCAGCAATAGCAAAGGTGCGATCAATAACTGGATCAAGTGTTTCGTTGTTCAGTCGCTCAAGAACAGGGCCTAGCATGAGCATCTTCTCTTCTTTGCGCTCTGCAATCTCTGTTGCCGTGATCTCTCGACGGTCAATATCGGTCAGCATTAAGAATAAATCAGCGTAGAAGAACCGATTGATCCGGCTTTCCTTTGTCGTAATCTTATCCATCAAGCCAGACTGATCGAATCGCACATCATAAACCGATGACAGCCCAGGCTTACCGCTTTGCGCCATGTTGGGCACATACGTAATGCCACCAGCAATTAAATCGGCTCCAGACTGCTTAATCGACACATCACCCACCAACGGAGGGTTGTGCGACTTCTCTTGAGCTATCGCTGCATCAAGCTCGTCAATCTGAAGTGACTTATTCGAGGATAGGCTGTCAATCCCTGGGTAGCTTGTAGCGTATACATCCTCTGCCACTACAGACCACCGAGCAGCCATGAAAGGCTTCTCTCTAAATCCTGAGATCAACAAAGGCTTATCGCCATCTCCACCTTCTTCAAAGTAAGAAGAGGAATAGGCAAAGTCTTTTGCTAGTGGTGACTCATGATCTCTATTCGTGTTTGGCTCTATTGCGTGGATAATATTTAGTTTTGAATCCAAAGAGCCTGTAGACCATAGGTTCTGCACTGACTGACTACACGCATCAAGGCCAAACCGTTTTACAGTCTCGCCGACAGTTGCCCGATACTCTCGATACATAGTGTCAACATTGCGCCGACCATCCATGCCGAGCGAAAACGACCCAATGGTATAAGGCTCAAAACGGACAACGTTCTCGTAGTCTTCATAAAGACCCATGCAGGTCGTGCCGAAGATGCCTTGCTCAAGATAGATATTATAAATCGCGTTGTAGAAGTTAGACTTAGCGAAGATGCGCAACATAATACGACGCACATCATCTAACCATATTCTGACAGGCTCGTACTCATCCATCTCAGGATCAGGTGCACCCAATCGAAACCAAGGGCGAGCAGGAGAGGTAATACCAGCCATCATTCCGCTAGCTAGTGTGAACGCTGCCTGTTTGGGAGTCTCGTTATATAATCGCTCATTGCGACGGTGTACGGCTTCATCGCCGTTATCGCCATCGCCAGGCAGAAACCTTCCGCGAGAACCTAGAACGAAATCACTCAACTCTCTCCAGTCGCCAGAATATCTATCACGCTCTGCTCGAAGGGCTTGACGACGACTGAAGATCCGCTCTTTGTTCGACTTGTAAGGCATATTAGCCGCCTAGTAATGTCTTGCCGGTATTAGCAGGACCAGACAATCCGCCGCTGCCGGTGAGAACGGTAGAGCTTCGGCCTGATGCCGCTCGCTGACGATCTTTCTCACGACCGTACACGCCTTGCACATCCTTGTCGGCATAAGTGGGTGGCGCTGCGGGAGGGGGTGGCGGCTTTGGCGGCTTGCTGCTGGAACACATAAGAGTGATTCTCGTATGAAAGTGTAATTTTAAAACAATAGGTGGCTACTATCAACCTTACCGGCCTAGTCTTGCTTTGATTGGATTGTATTGTTTGGCCTCATACTGCCTAGCTAGATTGATAGCTCTTGTTGTTTTTGTTGCAATTGGTAGCGCAAAGGTAATAGCCAGCGCATCTAAATCTCCTGGCGACCTTCCCAGCACCTCCCTCATATCCTCCTTTGGCATTAATTTATACTTGCCATCCAGTGTTGGCACTGTTTCTGTGGCGATCAACTCATCATAAAGACTCTGCTCATCAGGTATAGCTCCGCCCTGCTTCAGCCAGTCGCGGGCCTCAATATACATTTCCGCTCGCTTGTTCATGCAATCCGGCCTACCTGATGCAGAGCTAAACCAAACAATATTCCACTCGCGGCCCATTGTGCGCCCCGCAGAAACAATACCAGTACCATAACCTCCATCGATATTCACCGCGTCCGCTTGATACTCATCTTCGTATCGAGCCAGAAGATTAGCCGCTTGTATGTCATTATCATTCTTTGGATGACGAGCGAGCACTTTATACATAAGCCCTTGCCGTAATCCGATAACCAGCTCATCGTCGCCAGTCCATGCGGGATCGCAAGCAATAATAACCGGGGCAAAGTCGTACTGGTCTTTTCTTAAGCTCCTGCCAAATGCCGCGTCCACGTCTTTCGTATCAAATAATTGGTACATGGACTGTGACGGGAACTGCCCTCTGCATCGAACCTTAAAGAAGTCGCTCTCCTCTCCATACTGCTCGACCCAGCGATCAAAAAGACCTTTATTAGTGCCCTCTACATCTCGGCTGTCAATATGCCTTGTATGCCAAAACTTGCTGTACTTCCTAAAGCATTCTCGAAACCTGCCGTTGTTCCTTGTAGGATTCCCGAAAGCTATCCATATAATCTCTGTTCCCTCATCTGTTAATGCTCCCTCTACCACCTCCCATATAATATCGTCTATCGAGCTAGCCTCGTCGAAGATGACTATCAACCGCTTGCCCTCATTGTGCAGGCCAGCAAATGCCTCTGAATTATCTTTTGACCAAGGCGAGAAGTCGCAACGCCATGATCTAAGATGCTCGGGATCAGTTGAATGGATTGCTGTGGCTGTTGTTTTAAACCAATCATCTGTTATAGCAAGTCGCTGCCATTTTGTTACTTCTGGGACTGTTTTGGTTTTTAGCTGAGTGTCTGTATTTGAAGTGCAAACAATGCGCGTATCCTCGCAGGTGTCTAGCCCCCACCTGGCAATCATCCCAATAAGCGCGCTCTTACCAATACCGTGTCCTGATGCCACCGCTATCTGACATGGCTGGTGACGCGTATCAGGATTGCGCAGGTGGCCGCCGATTATATTTAATGTATCAACCTGCCATTGCCGAATATTCTTCCCTTCTAGCGGCCCCTCCTCATCCCACGCGTAAGAATACATCGCATGGCCATACGGGTCGTGCGTGAATGACGCAATGTCCTCGATTAACGATATTTCATAACCTGTACTACTTTCCGGCACGCTTCCGCGCCTTCGCTAAAATTCCAGCGCGATCAACAACCTCAACTGTGCTTTTCTCATTAAATGCTTGGACTGTAATGTGCTTGCCTACCAACTCAAGCGCTTTAAGTTTATCGAAGGTCTTTAACTTTAACCTGTCAACATTAAATGTTTCATCTCCATCATTTTTAGAAATCGTATCAACCACATACTCACTTATACAGTACCAGTCATCATCCGTAGCCGCGCTAAAATCATAGACAGCATTGCCTTTGTCGTCAGTCTTAATAAATGAATATAAATTAAAATCAGCCAGCAATGCCGCTCGCTTTAACACCCATGCAGCATCTATTCCCGCGTCTTTTGATGCTTTATCAATAATCTCTTTTATTACTCTAGCCATGTGAGGTCGATTAAATAAGTCGGCGGCTCTACGATGTACAGTTCTTGGCACCATCTTCTTTGTGCTATAAGCATGGCGGTAAGCATCAACCTTCGACCTATGCACGGCATAATGATCGATGGCCTTCTGCTCTTTTGCCGTTCTTTCCTTAACCATGCCTAATTTATGCCCCGTTATTTAATCATTTCCATGTAGGCCGCCGCCAATATCAACAGCAACTCCTCCTCTTCTCTTGCTTGCCTCTCTAGCCAGTTCGAAGGGGTCGCTCCTCTGAACCCACCTCCTACTCTTGGTGCTAAGGGTCTTGCTATAACACCGACTGGCGCACCTGTTATCCATACCCCCATCGACTGCAATAGTGTGATGCCGGGTGTGGCTACAAGTACAGAAGGGTTTCCGCCTGTTATCCATACGCCTGTAGCCTGCAATAGCGTGATGCCGGGTGTCGTTGTTGCGACAACCTTGCTTAGTGGTATTACTCCTTGTAGTGCTAGGAGGTCACGCAGACCGCCTGCCATATTACGTGGTATC